GTGACGAATCTTGTTGTATCCCTCATCCATCCATTCACGAACAATTGGCAAACCCTTTTGATCTGCAAATGATGCAATACCAGTAAGTGATGTACCAATACGACGATTGCGTTGCATGATACCGTTTGTTTGTGGCCAGTGTGTTGGAACAAGTGTCACAGTCTTTCCATAAAGGTATGCAAACTTAAGGGTACGCAGGAAGTCCTCCTTAGATTCATGACGATTCAAGTGCACTTCTACAAGTGTACATAATTCGTATGATTCCAATGGCTGCTCCGCACATGGGTTGAATCCCATCACACGATAATCCTTACCGTCTGGCGCATCCTTTAGTCGTCCATAATTACGAGCAACATCAAGCCAGATAAAACCTGGTTCTCCGTTTTCTGTAATTAAATCTACATAGTCTTCGTACTTTGTTCCTACTTCTGCTGAAATAGAATTATTAGACATCCAAGCCCAACCTGGATTTTCTGGGTCAAATGAGTTACGCTCTGGGAACATCTCTGAGTTCTTTAGATTCATAAATGTCTCGTCCCCAGCATTACCCAAAGCAAGAGTTGCTGATCGTCTTACGTTACCTGATACCACGCAGGTACCAATCAGGTTTACTAGGTCTACAATGGCACGAGAGTCTAGTGTTTCTCCGCCCCTGGAGCCGATTACACGGTCTATCTGGTCGTGCAACTTGATAAGAGGTGCAGGTCCTGATGCAACGCCTCCAAAGCCCTTAATAGGGGCTCCAAGAGGTCTGATCAAATCGTAGTTAAATTTCTGGATACTCTGGTTTGGTCTTAGGTATGAGTTAATTAAAAGTCTAACCGATTCAACCCAACCTTCACGAGTGTCTGGAATTTCGAACACCTGTTCTGGTTCTGTTGGGGTATAGATTGAGAAATTCTTATCCTGTCCCACTGTATCAAACCCTACACCAATGCCAAGCATCAATGCATCCATAACCCAAGCAAATAATGCTCCTGGATCATTCTTATCAAGGTCCTTTGTTGAAACCATTGCACAATTTTGTAGTGCTGCTGAGTTCTTCTTCTCCATAGTCATTGGAGTTCCAAATGCCCACATACCTCGACCTGGTGGAGTCCACTTCAATTCAAACATTCTTTGGAATGCTTCCTGTGCAGACTTCTGAGCCTTGTAGTCATTCCATGGCAAACGGTTTTCTTTAGCATGATTCTTCTGAACTGAATACATGCCCTCGATTACACGACGACAAACTTCGTGCCATCTTTCCTTAGTTCCATCTTCCTTCATTCGAGAATAAGTACGAATAAAAGTAATTTCTCCAAGTGAATTTTCTGCTGCATCCTTAAACCCAAACGGGCTTTCTTGGCTCTTGTACTTTTCTACGAAGTCCTCTGGAAGTCTAAAACTAAAAAAATCTGACATGTGTATCGTCCTTTCAAAAACGGAATAGTGTTAAGTATAGCAGAGTTTTTAAAAAAGTAAAACTCTACCTAAATGTATTGTTGAGAGTTATGTAAAAACTAATTCAATAATAGAATTAGTGAATCCAGTGTTGCGGAACCATAATCTTTTCACCACTCTTAACTAAGTGTGCTGTGTGGTGATATGGTGGTGATGGAGGAAATACGATGATACTTCCTGCTTTTGGCTTAACAAAAAAGTCATAGGCGGTTTTATCTGCATTTGCAAAATCTGAATCTGGAGTTGGACCTTGGATAGGACCCTTTGGATCTCTAATCGTAAAAGAAATCTCTCCACCTTCATAATCATCGTTTAGATACATAACGAAAGAAACCTTAAGTCTTTCATCTCCCTCTTGCTGATCAAAGTGTGCGCCCATGAATGTTCCTGCTTGGTACTTTTTGATGGGATACTGTGGAAATAACTTTGGCTCTTCTGAGATTCCGTGGGCGAGTGCATAGTCTCTTGCCACATCATCAAATGCCTTTTGTAGAGTATTATAAATATACTTATCTTTTTCGTTAGCATCTGGAGTTAATGCAATGGTTTTGTCTGTTCCATAGATATACTCTTGTCCACTACACGCCATCCATTCGCCCCACGGATCCTTGTTATCGTTCTCAATTGCCTCAACAAGTTTCTTTGGGTCTTCAATTACGTTTGTGTAATAGTAAACCTTTTCTTCAAGTATTTCTCTGTCCATTTTATATCTCCTTAGAATTTATTCTTTTCGTAAAAGCCTGTAATTTTGATAAAACCTACCGTAACATAACGAATAGGTCCTTCTCCTACAAAACGAACTCCGTGTTCATATTCTTCATTTCCTGGGAAAAGAAGCAATGTTCCTGGCTTTGGCCTTAAGTCTGAATCTTGCTTATTCTTAAAGAATAAAGTTCCATCCTTATAGTCATCGTTTATATATAGTATAGCAGCATATTTAATTGATGGATCTGTGTGCTGATCTGTATGTGCTTTTAGTTCGACTCCTGGCTGCATTCTTTGTAGTGTTCCAAACCCTGCAAGTTCCAAAGAAGGGTCTGATAGTTTTATCAAATCTCCAAGCCTTACCTGCAACGTTTTACTAATCTCCTTGTGCGTAATGTCTAAGTTCTTATCTTCCCATCCCTGGGTTATTTCAAACTTTCCTTCAGCAACAAGGTTTTCAACATCATCTCTGCCAAACTTTTCCATACAGAATCTAGAAAGGTTCTTTGTATATTCAATAGACCAATCCGCATTGTCTGTTCTTTCAATTATTTCTAATAACGCCTCTAACTCTTTTTCCTTTAAAAAGTCTTTTATAAAAAGAACTTGCTCGTGAAAAACTTCAGTATCATACCCAGCGTCATCAAACTCTTTTTTTAAAAAGACATCCACTTAGAGATCTCCTGCCTTGTATTTATTTCCATCAGCATCTAACTTCCAGCCTTCTTTAAGAAGTTCTTGCCACTCTGCTCTTTCAATTTCTTGCTTGGCTCTTGTCTCTTTCATCTCTGCAGCCCATGCATCTCTTAGTTCTTGTGGGTATGCTGACTCTTCTCTGTCATCCCAGAATGAACCAATTGTATATCTTACTCCGCTTGTAATAAGTGATACTTCGTGCATGTTGTTAAATCCCCCGTCAAACACGGCAAGCATTCCAACCTGTGGCTTAATCTCTATGTCTTGATCTGGGAATCTCAAAAGACCGCCTTCAAAGTCATCATTTAAATATAAGAAACCTGCATATCTACTTCTAGTAAATGCTCCAGAGTTTCCCTTTTCATCAGTATTGTCGGAGTGAATTCTTGCGTATGCTCCAGGTTCCCACTTCTGAGTATGATATCCAATTTTAGAAATTATCTTTGGATCAAGGTCGTGTACTGAGGCAATTGCTTCTGGCATCATGTTTTCAATATCTGAAAAAATTGTTGGAACTAGTCCAGCGTCAATAACTTCTTGATCGTTATCTTGTGGAAGAACAGAAGAATAAGACTCATAAAATGAAATAGGCATCCAAGAAATCTTTCCATTTTCTGCCTGTGCATCAAGTGCTTTTACTATCTTCTCGCACTCTTCTCTTGTCAGAAATTCTTCATAAACAACAATATCTTTTGTTAGTCTATTTTTATTTTGTAGGTTCATTTTATTCTTTTCTCCTTGTCAGCATTCATTTTGTTAGGATGGGCATTCCTAAATTTTTGCATAATATCTGGTTGCATTTCTTTCCAAACATCTTTTCCGAACTCAGCCTCTTTTTCAAACCACTCATCGTCACCAATCTCATACTTCATCCAATACATTCTGGAGATATACTTCTTTTCTCCCTTTGCAGGCATCACACCATGAAGATATACCTGTCCCTCTTTTGTAAGTATGTCTGGATGTCCAGATGGAAAAATTAAGTAATCTCCTGCTTCTGGTTTGTACATATAGGCTTCTCCATCAACAATAAAGTCAATCTCTCCGCCTTCGTAGTCATCGTTAAAGTATGTGAGTGCAGTAATTCCAAACTTATATCCTGGACTTACAATTGGCTCTCTGATAAAGTCAGAGTGGTATGCCATTGCCAAAGGATCCTCTATGTCTGTTTTATACCTTGCTATTGCTGGTCCATTTGTTGTCCAAAGATTAAATGATTCACCTTCACGGTTTACCACGATCTTATTTTTGTCAAATTCAACATTGTTTTGATCAATATAGTCTTGTGTTGCTAAGTGAAAGTTTTCAAAGACTTCTAGGACTGCAAGTTTCTGGGCTTCTTCGTTTTCTGTCTTTGTTTCTATTTTTCTAATTTCTTCAATACTCATTGTATGTGGATAATCCTTAAACAATGGGTTCATGTATTCACCAAAGTGCGACCATTGAGTCCAAGGACTAAAAATAGCATCTTCGCTTTCGTCTTTTAATATTTCAAGGGTCTTGAAGATATTTTTAAAAAGGTTTTTATAAACAAAGATCTTTGGATACAGTTCTATATGCTCTAAGAGTTTTTCTGTCATGGCTTTCTGTCTCCTGTGTGCTCTGTAATTTCCCAGAAGAATGGACAGGTATATCTAATACCACTCTTAATCTCTGTTACTCCATGGACATAGTTCATATCCCCTGGGAAAAAATATGCTGCACCCTTCTTTGGCTTAAACTGAACACCTTGCAATGGGAAGTATAACTCTCCACCTTCATAGTCTTCATTTAAATAGAATAGGCTTGAAAGGTCATAGTTTGGGAAGTCATTTGGAAGTCCTGCATCTGGTCCCTCATGCAGTTCCTTGTCTGCGTGGGGGTTCTGAAACTGCCCTGGAAGCCATCTAACGATGGTTGTGCCAGTAGGGATAACCTTTACCTTATAAAACTCTTCAACGATTGGCTTAAGCCTTTGAAACAGTCCTGCAATTACTGGAGCAATTGTTGGATCATTTTTATCTAATGTTGGGCTAGTTGCTACTCTGTCTTTCCAATATTCAGAATCATAAACGACTGTTCCATTTTCATTAACATGGCTTTGAGTTACATCCCAAATTGTTAAAGACTTAGCAGCCTTTTCTAAAAACTCTATTTCTTCTTGAGTCATAAAATTTTCTAACTCAACGATCATCTCTTTGCCATTGCCAAACCAGCCTGATGGGGTCATAGATGGCTTTCTAATTACTACAGAGGCTTCTTCTTTATTCATAATTTGATTATATCATAGGGTTTTGCCCTATAACTCCTTGTCTATTTCTAGTTGTTTTAAGAATCTTTCTGCACTAAATCTCCAGTTGTCTTTTGCAAAGGAGGTAACAATCTTAATGCATAGGGTTTCATAGTCTTCTTTATTTAGTTTGTCTTTAACTGAATGCAGTGCCTCAACAGTGTCAATATAGTTTTGTCTAACAAACGAAGGATCCCCTGCATGATTTCTTTTTAAGACCTTTGTATTAATTTTACCAGATGGTTCATATAATGAGACCGTAAGGTATTCTTTTGCAAACCCAGCATCCTGATACATTTCATATCCTTCTAGTGCCTGTTTTTGAT